AACAAGGCCTGCGATGCCCTTCAAGAAACAACCACAGGAGAGGATTTAAAACATGCAGAAAGGGCAGGGGCTTGGCTTTAAGAGACAGCGGATCGAGCTAGAGCCTTGCCCGACCTGCAAGGGCAAAGCGGTAGTGAAAGGACTGTTTTATGAGTTGATTTGTACCGCTTGCAATGGCTCAGGTTGGGTTATTCGGGGCAGCAGGTTGGTGCTTTCTTCGGACGAGTTAGTGACTCAATTGAGCTTCAAATTGCAGCAGGCTCAGCGCGAAATTGAAGTACTTCAGCGAGGCCCGACTGCATCTGGTCCGGCCGCGTACTACCAACAGAACAACCGTCGCGGTGCCGGCGGTACGAATTTCACAGGGGATTGAGAACATGATGATTCGAAAGCCGGCGGGCCGACCTTTGGGTGATACCGAATACCTGCTGGAGCAGTGGGGCTGGTGGCGGATGGATGGGGCTGGCGTCCCCATCTACATCTCACCGACTTTGGCGTTAATGCGTCAGGCAATGCCGCAAGTGTCGGCGAGCAAAAGCTATTGCATTACTGATGAATGGGCCGGAGCTATTGATAGCGCAGTTGCGCGGCTCTCACACCGTGATCGACAAATGGGCGATATTATTTGGCTTTACTACGGTGCTAAATGGCCCATGGTTCGGGTTGGTAAGCACTACGGCATAAGTGAAGGGAAGGTGCGGGAGTTGGCGAGAGCAGGCATTGCTTGGATCGATTGTGCTATCGATGCAATGCGGCAAGCTGCTTAATCTGTTAGCCGATTGCTGCCTTTCGCGAAAGGCAGCACAATCAATAGCTGCCAGCCATTAGTGTCTACAGAATGAGGGGCGATTCAAATTCCCCATATTTGTGAAAAAGCACCTGCTGTCTGGGAAGTCGGACATTCAGCATGGCTAGCTCCTTGAGCTATGCTTTAAGGGCTGTGTTCACGGACGTTGAGATCGGTCCAACGCAGAGCGGGGAGGCAATATGTCTTGGTCGATGAAGGTGGAGCGGGAAGCGAAGAGGAGACTGGTACTTAAAAAGTGGGTAGAGTATGTTGCTCAAGCTAAAGCTGCTGGCGAAAAACCTAGTAAGTGTAAGTTTATTATGGACTCAAAAGGCGAACCATACGAAACCAATATTACCAGCCTCAATAGTTGGATTGATAAGTACGGTATCCATTCTTCTGGCACCTCCAGGACTGGTGCAGCAAATACCAAAGAAGCCAGTACATCTTTCGTCAACTCTGTAGCTGCCCTTGAAGAAGACTTCAAAACGTTTCTTACTGAGCGACGGCAGTCTGAAAATCTCTACCGCTTGGACTTCTGCAGGGGACAGCAGAAATTGTTACGTGCTCTGCTGGCAGAAATTGATAGGCAGATTCTTGAGTTGGAGACCAAGCTAGCCTCGAAGCCCAAAGAGCGCCGTCAATGAGATTTACATCCGCTGGCACACCCCGTGCGACGCGATAACCCTGACCAAGTTTTACACTTGGTAGAGCGTCTAATCACAACCGTTAAAAAACGATTTTAGTGACACTCCATACATCGTTCTACCTCAGTGCATTGCTGCCTTCGCTGGTATCGAGGGCAATGAAGAGGTGCAACGCGTGGTTATGCTCGCTTTGCGTTTTGTAACGCTGCCGTGCTTGTGAAGCTGATCCTCCCCACAACCGATTTGCCGTCACTCTGTCCACCGTCCGCTACTGGCCGATTTTGTTAAAAAAGTCGGTGCTTCCAGACTGCCCCTTACTGACTGCTGAAAACGCCTTTTTGCGCGTCGCTATGCGAAATCTGAGCCCCGAATCCTCTGCTCAAAGTAAAGATTTCAATCTCAAGCACGTACTTTTCTACTGTGGAAACGATGGCCGACTTTTTCAACAGAATCGGCCGGTTGCCGCCTGTCGCGCAGGACTAACGTGCGTTGTTTTCTGTCCATCATGGTTAAAGCATGATGGGCAAATTCCATGCATCTGATGGTTAGATCGAATGTAATCGTGTGGTCAAGTTGGGTGCAATTTCGCATACGCTGCGGAAAAGCCTTTTCCGCGCGGAATAGACCTGCTTTTATAGCAGCGTGTGTTGCTGTGAACGCAGCGAGACGCCTTTCAAGAACCCGACCATTGAGTCGGGTTTTTTGTAGCCAATTTATAAGCCCTGCTATCGAGCGGGGCTTTTTCGTTTTCGGCCCCATGCCTGGCTCTTTGCTCCGAGCGGATGACAGTGACATGGAGGCCGGACCTATTCGAGGACTACCGATGAACACTGAGCATCAGGCTCTCGCGGATGTGCCCCTTTGGCTGTTGGTGTTGTTGAGCATGGCCGGCTTGTCCGGGGAGATGCTCAGGGCATCAGGCACTGACCTCGGCCTTCGGCAGATCCTCCAGCGTGTAGCCCTGCGCTTTCTTGCGTCTGGCCTGTTGGGCATGGCCACGCTGCTGCTTGCGATGGCTCTGTGGAGCAATTTTTATCTTGCAGCAGGCTTGGGCATCGTCATTGCCGTGATCGGCGCAGATGTTGCGGGCGGCCTATATACCCAGTTCCTGGCCAAGAAAGCGGGTATTTCCGACCAGGCTGAATCCTGAAACTGTGCTTTAAACCTCAGCGTCTCCCTGTAGTCGCTCGAGATAACTGATCTGACTCCGAATTACATTTGGCAATTGAAAGCTCATTTCTGACATCAGGTCTGTTTCTCCGCCGGGATGCCTCTCGTATCTAGCGCTGTAGTAGATGCCGGCGAGCGTTGCAATCCGACTTGCCTTTTCGGTGATGTAGTCGTTCTCGCCCTTTAGTCCAACACAAAGCTGCTGTATCGCTCGCAAAGCAGATTGGTCCTTGCCGGGCACGTTATAACGACGAAATGCCTCTTCCAGCTTTTTCAGTGTTTCACGCAATCGTTGAGTATTTTCTATGTCCATCGAACGCCACATTCCTCCACAAGCTAAACGGATATCGCTGATATGGGTCAGCGCAATGCGGGGCGATGGTAGCCCAGAAAACCCAGAGCGGCTGATCAATCTTTATTTCAACGACGATGGCGTGATCATGGCTTGTTATGACCCGCTTAATGGGCCGCCAGACAGCTACAACCCTGACGTAGCGGTTCGCTAAATGGTCAAAATCAAGATCACGCCTGAGATGCTGCCTGTGTCAGAGGCGCTGATGGAACTGGAGAAAAAGCACATTCCGCATGTGCTGACCCTGACCGCTACACGCTTGGCCCAGCGGGTGAAGAAGGGTGAACTGGCCGTCATGGCCCAGCGCTTGGACCGGCCAACCCGAACCACCATGAACAGCTTGTTTGTCAAAATGGCCACCAAAAGCAAGCCCGCCGAAGTGTATTTCAAGGACTCTTGGACCTCGGGCATTCCCGCTGATACTTACCTTCAGCAGACTGTCAGGGGCGGGCCACGACCGCATAAGCGCTTTGAAAAGGCTCTGATCGCGCGTGGCTTTATGAAGTCCAGCCAGTTCGCGATCCCTAATCCCAATGTGCTCGACAAGCATGGCAACGTTCCCCGAGGAACGATGACCCGGATCTTGTCGGGCCTTGGCGCTGCCGAAACCTCGCGTGGCTATCAGGCCAACGCCTCGAACAGTAAGCGCAGCCAACGCAAAGGTAACGCCAAGAGCTATTTCTCCGGCATTGTCGGGGGAACAGCCGGTGTGTGGGAACGCAAAGACACAGCGTTCGGTGATGCCGTCAGGCCGGTGTTTGTCTTCAGCAGGAGCGCACCGATGTACCGCACGATCTTCCCGTTCTTCAAGATCGCGAACAACATCGTCAAGGCCCACTACGGCGCGGAGTTTCGCGGCGCATTTGCTGATGCGATGGCCACCGCAAAGCCTTGACAACGAGCAAGAAAGGCCAGCTTCTGGCTGGTGATACTCGACTTGTTTGCCCAGACGAAAATTTAACGGGTCCTCCCGAGGGGGTGGGGGGCAGGGGGTAATTCGGGCCCCGCTGCTTCGCTATATATGACCCATTTTTGAATCGAGGTTGTTGTTTAGTCCATGGCCAATCCGACCATCTCCCGCGAGCCTCATTGGCTGAACAAGTCGCGCATGGCTACGAGCCTCGGCATCACGACTCAGGCCTTTGATAAATGGGGCGTGCAGCCTGTTGCGAAGATCGGCCGCGACGTCTTCTACGACGTCCGGTCGGTGCTGGATAACCGGCTCAAGCATCAGGTGATAAAAGACCAACCTGTCGACGACAACGGTGATCCGATTGATCCGCTCATTGAATACAAACAGGCGCAGCAAAAATTGCGGCTGACAACTGAGCAGGCGGACGCTCAGGAAATGCGCAACAAGGTGAAGGCCAAGAAGCTGGTACCGGTTGATTTTTGCTTGTTCGCATTGTCGCGTCTGAGCGCAAAGCTCGGGTCAACCCTCGACACCGTGCATTTGAAAGTTAAACGCAAGTGCCCCGACATCGAGGTGCGCCACCTTGAGGCGATCCAGCGCGAAGTCGCCGTGACGCGTAATGATGCGGTCGGCTTGGCTGATCTTTTGCCGGAGTTGCTTGATGAGTTTGTCGACACCTTGGATGAGGGCGCTGGTTGAGGGTGTCCGCAAGGGACTCGCCGGGCTTTACAAAGAGCCGCCGCGCACGGCGGTTGAGTGGGCTGATGAGCATTTCTATCTGTCGTCTGAGTCGTCCTATCAAGAGGGCGATTGGACGACGGCGCCTTTTCAGGTCGCGATTCTCAACGCGATGGGCAACGACCTGATCCGTGAAGTGAACGTGCTCAAATCGGCGCGGGTTGGCTACACCAAAATGCTGGTAGCCAACATGGGCTACAAGGTCCAGCACAAGAAACGCAACGTCATCGTCTGGTGCCCAACCGATGGCGACGCTGACGGGATGATGAAGCGGCACATCGAAACGATGATTCGTGACAGTCCTGTGGTGCGCGCTTTGGCGCCTTGGTACGGGGTGAAGCATCGCGATAACACGCTGGATGAAAAGCGCTTCGATAACGCCAAGATGCTGTGGTGCCTGGGTGGTACGGCGGCAAAAAACTACCGGGAGAAAAGCCCGGATGAAGTGATCTATGACGAGCTGTCGAAGTTCAATGCGGACATCGAGGGCGAGGGGGCTCCGACCATTCTTGGCGACAAGCGCCTGGAAGGTGCCACGTTCAAAAAGTCCATACGCGGATCGACCCCGACGACAGTGGTTGTCGCAGACGACAATGAGGAAACCTCGGGGGAGGGCTGCCAGATCACGCGGGCGGCCAATGATTCCCCGCACTTTCTGCGTTTCAACATCAAGTGCCCGTGCTGTGGAACCGAGCAGTACCTGAAGTGGGGCGACCCGGCTACGCCGTTCGGTATCAAGTGGGCCGTGGATGAGCTGGGGCAGGTGATCAAGGCCTGGTATCTGTGCGAGTCCGGCCATGGCTGTACCTTCGAATACCACGAAATGGTCGCGGCATCGGTGAACGGTCGTTACATCTGCGAGCGGACCGGTATCTGGACGCGTGACGGCATGGACTGGTTCACCGATGTGGACACTTCAATGCCGTCGCCGCGTTCGGTGACTTTCCATATCTGGACGGTGTACTCGGAGTTTGTGACCTGGGCTGAAGTCGTCACGGAGTGGCTCAAGATCAAGAAGGATCGGGGCAAGCTCAAAACCTTCGTCAACACCACCTTGGGCGAAGCGTGGGAAGAGGACCAAGGCGAGCAATTGGAATGGCAGCAACTGCACGCGCGCCGGGAAATATACCCGCAAGTGCCGGCTAAAGCGGTTGCCCTGTTCGGCGGCATTGATACCCAGGATGACCGCTATGAAGGCCGCGTCTGGGCGTTTGGTGCGGGTGAGGAAGCGTGGCTGGTCCATAAGTTCGTGCTGCAAGGTGACCCGGGCAGCATCGATCTACGGGCCAAGGTCGGCATCGAGATCCACAAGACCTTCACCCGGGCGGATGGCACGGTGATGGGCGTCGAGCGTTGGTGTTGGGACCAAGGTGGTCACTACTGCGATGAAGTCCGTGAAGAATGCATCAAGCACGGCACCCAGTGGGTGATTCCTGTATTTGGTGCCTCGACCTACGGCAAGCCAATAGCGACCTGGCCGCGTAAGAAAACCAAGGTCAAAGGCGGACGTGCGTACCTGGTTGAAGTGGGTACCGACAATGCCAAAGAGCTGATCTATGGCCGCCTCAAGATGCAGCCGGACGGTTCGGGTGCGCCTGTGCCTGGCTGTATCCACCTGCCGGCCAACGAGATGATTTGCGGCGAAGACGAGTTGCGGCAACTGACTGCCGAGCGCCGCAAGTGGGTGATCGTCAAACACCAGCGCGTCCAACGCTGGGACGCCGGCGGGCGACGAAACGAAGCGCTCGATTGCCTGGTGTACGCCTTGGCGGCGTTACGCATAACGCAGCAGCGCTTTGGCATGAATCTCGACCTACTCGCACAGCAGTTGCCGTCAGGCACCTGGGCTGTGCCGATGAGTCACGAGCAGGAAAGCAAACGGGCCACCGTTGCCGCTCTGACACCGGCCACGGTGTCGGTGCCTGAGGTAGAGCCTGAACAATCATCCGACCAGCCCGCCGAGTCGGGTGGCTGGCTTAATACAGGACAAGGCGCATGGCTATAACCGCTCAAGATATGGTGGACCGTTATCTGGAGGCCGAACTGGCCATCCTGCAGGGCAAGGAAATCCTCTTCAATGGTCGCAAGTTGATCATGGATGACCTGGAGGAAATCCGCGCCGGCCGACTGGAATGGGAGCGCCGGCTGCGAGCACAACAGGCAGCGGCGGCGGGGCAGCCGCCGTACGCCTTGGCGACATTCCGATGAACCTGCTGGATCGCGTGCTGTCCCCTGTTTTTCCCGGGCTGGTGGCTGACCGTCTGCGTGCCCGTAGCACCATCATGGCCTTTGAAGCGGCGCAGGCGACCCGAACCCACCAAGCCAAAAAACAATCGGCCAGCGCGGACCGCTCGCTGCAGCGTTCGGCGCGCTCTTTGCGCGAGCAGTGCCGCAAGTTGGACGAAGACCACGACATCGTCACTGGCTTGTTCGATCGTCTGGAAGAGCGAGTGGTAGGCGGCATGGGCATCGCGGTCGAGCCGTTTCCCTTGAGTTACGCCGGGGAAGTGCATCTGGAGTTTGCGGCGCAGATCAAAGCCCGCTGGGCCGAGTGGTCGTTGCGCCCGGAAACGTCTGGCGAGCTGTCCCGACCGCAGATGGAGCGGCAGGTGTGCCGAACTTGGCTGCGCGATGGCGAAGCCTTGGCGCAGAAGCTCAAGGGGCGTGTGCCCAGCTATGAGCATCTGAGCGTGGTGCCCTTCGCTTTGGAGTTGCTGGAGCCGGATTACCTGCCGTGGGAATACAACGATGAAGCTAAGGGCATTGTGCAGGGTATCGAGCGCAATCAGTGGCGGCGGGTCCGGGCCTATCACCTGGTCAAGCATCACCCCGGGCATGCCGCCGGTTTTCAGCTGACTTTGACTACCAAGCGCGTGCCGGTCGAACAGATGATTCACATCGCGCACCGGAAGCGCATCGGTCAAAACCGCGGCCAACCTCTGCTGCATGCCGTGCTGATTCGTCTGGCGGACATCAAGGATTACGAGGAAAGCGAACGGGTTGCCGCACGTATCAGCGCGGCACTGGCCATGTACATCAAAAAAGGCACACCGGACGACTACACCACGCCATCGGCGGTGAATGGCCAGGCTGCAGCTGCTCGCAGCATTCCCATCGGCCCGGGCATGGTGTTCGACGGCCTGCTGCCCGGCGAAGACGTCGGCATGATCGAAAGCAATCGGCCTAACCCTTTTCTCGAAGGCTTCCGCAACGGCCAGCTCAAGGCTGTGGCCGCCGGTACCCGGGGCACTTATTCCAGCGTGGCGCGCAGTTATGACGGGACCTATTCCGCACAGCGCCAGGAGCTGGTCGAGGGGCAAGCGGGCTATGACCTGTTGCAGCACGAATTTATCGACTACTGGAGTCGCCCGGTCTATCGCGAATGGCTGCACATGGCGATTGCCAGCGGCGTGATCCAGGTGCCAGTCGACGTCGATCCGGACACCGTGTTTGGCGCGATTTACCAAGGGCCGGTGATGCCTTGGATCAACCCAATCCACGAGGCCAATGCCTGGAAAATTCTGGTTGAGGCCGGCTTTTCCGATGAATCGGAAGTGGCGCGGGCGCGGCAGCGCAATCCGCAGGAGCTCAAGCGTTCCCGGGCTTCGGAAATCAAAACCAACCGGGAACAGGGACTGGTCTTCAGCTCGGACTTCTATCACGAGACCTATGGAAAAACGCAAAACAATGAACAGCAAAACAAAGCTAAGCCTGCCAATGATGAGGCCGAGGGCCTCGATAACCCCGACGAATAAGCCCGGCGAAAGCTGGTACTCGCTCCGTGCTGCGCAGCAGCGCGGGGTGGTCGAAGTGATGCTGTATGACGAGATCGGCGCCTGGGGGATTACCGCCAAACAGTTCGCCCGTGATCTGGCCGCCATCGGCGACGTGTCTCAGATCAACTTGCACATCCACTCGCCGGGTGGCGACGTGTTTGAAGGGACCACCATGTACAACCTACTGCGTGGGCATTCGGCGCGGGTGGTGGTGTACATCGACGGTCTCGCCGCTTCGATGGCCAGCGTGATTGCCATGGCTGGCGATGCAATCAA